GAAGAAGTTGCTGACTCTATTACTGCGCAGTGCGCCTTACTACGAAGTGCTTCGCAGCGTTTAGAACGAAATTTTTCACCAGAAAATACCAAAAGAACTTATTATGCCCTAATTTGGCTCAGTATGATAAAACAATTGAGTCAGAGATTGGTCCATACAAATTTAAATAAGAAAAAGACTGCAAAGAAATTTTTAAAACATTTTTCAACTTTGGATACAGCTTGGTATCATTGTATGACTGTCACAGAAGAAAATGCAAGCACTATGCTTACTTTTATTCTTTATCAGGTTATAACTGGACAAGTTGATATGGTTGGATTAAGAATGTTTTCATTGTACTATGACAATGAAAGTGTTACCTTTGACACTACTTATTCATATCCTATGAATAAAACTAGAACACCAGAAGAGTTTAGGCGCCAAACAGAAAGCACACCTCCCACGTCATATTTTGAGGGGGTGGAGCCGCAAATGGGTGGCGAACCACAATTTACATATTTTTCAGATATTATGAAGAAAATGTCTAAGTGTTTTATTAAGAGTGTCAAAGATGAGATCATAGAGACTGCAAATAGTTTGCCGCAACTATTGCATGAATTTATGAACTCTTTTTTACAATGGGTTAGAAATGAATTAGGAGATTCTCCTTATTTTAATTCATTGGTTTTAATATCCTTATATGGATTTAGTGTTGGTTTACTTGTAAATATTTGTGATAATTCAACACTTACATCAGTTACAATGGTGATAAATATGCTTTTTGGTATGATTATTGGTAATGCATTGTCAAGACCACTAACTGTTGAACCTCAAATGGGTACTGGTATATTTGATAGTATTCATAAAGTTTTTAGTGATGGTATTGATATATCATTTGGCCGGAAAGTTGGTTTATTAGCACATTTAACTAGAATTTGTAAGGATGTTAAGAGTTTTGGTAGTGATTTAGGCCAAATTTTTGCATATATTATGTTTAGTATAGGTTGGGTTATATCTAAGGTATTAGATGTTGATAATCCTTTTAACTTAAAAGATGATATTGTTAAAAATTGGTGTAATGAAGCATACTCTTTTCAGAAAAATTATGAAGAAAAGAGAATACCACATATTCATATTCATAGGGAGAGATTGTATGAATTGATAGAGCAAGGCAGTTTGCTTATTCGTTCAATGTCAAATAATAATAAGCTCAAGTTATCAGCAGTTAGACAATTAAATGAATTGAATTCTATTAAAAAAATATTTAATTCAAAGAACTTGCATCACGCAGGTTTAAGATTAGAACCAACTGCAGTTATGATTAGAGGACCGCCTGGCGTTGGTAAATCTTTGTGTATGCAGCATATAGTTGAAGCAGTTATGCCTCAAGTGTTAAGCGAAGAACAATATAGAGATTACCAGAATTGTCCAGCCTCTTATATATATAACAGACAACCTGAACATAAATATTGGGATGGCTATGATACCCAAAAGATGGTTGTTATTTTTGATGATCTCTTACAAGTAAAGGATGGTGTTGCTGATCCTGATAATGAAGCTATGAATGTAATTAGAGCAATTAATTGTTTTGAAAACATTCTTCATAGTGCTCATTTAGAAGAAAAAGGCAATAATTTATTTAGGTCGCCTTTTGTTTTTGCTAACACAAATAGAACAAATTTTGATCTTGATTCTATTTTTGATCCTGGTGCTTTCCTTAGAAGATGGGATATTGTGGTTGATGCTATACCAAAACAAGAATTTTGCATTAATCCAGAAGCTCCATTGTGGGAGCGGAGATTTGATTGGAGTAAATTACCCAAAGAAAAAGTTGATCATGTTGTTTGTAGTGATTTGCATCCAGATTGTTTGGATTTTGTTGTGCAAAAAGTTGATGTTGGATCAAGATCACATACGTTTGTTTCAACTGGGAGAACATTATCTTTTGATGATTTGGTTAGTGGAATCATGGACACTTATGAAACTAAAGTAGCTCGTGATCTTATTAACAAGGCCAGTTATAAAAAGACAGCACAACGTTATGAAAAATTTTATGATTGTGCTAAACCAGAAATGAATGAAAATGATAGTGGTATTGGCACATCAGCAGATGGTCCAACTATGTTATCTTTTGATAATGTGCATGAAGCTGGAGATGCTTATGACACGTGGGTGCATGATGCTCTAGAAGCTCGAGAAAATCAATGGGAATTTCAATTCCTTGAGAATGAGAGTGAGATGCTTAGAGCTAAATGTAGAAGAACTAAAGGGACATTTTTTTGGTTGGCTCAAGAAAATTTGTTCTTTGAAGCCCTGGCTGTGTGCCGGAAGCATGCTTTTAAATTTTATGGTCCGTTTTTTGATGATGTGTATAAAATTTGTTTTGATGTCATGTGTGAGCAGGTTGAGCAGGATCCATATAATGTTGTATATAGTCCTGATTTACTAATTGATGTTGAAAGCAGATTTATAGAAAAACTCAACGAAAGGACCTTTGAATTTAAGGTATTTACTGATGACATGTATGAATCGGCTATGTATGAGTCTGATCAAGAGGTTAAGAAATACCCAGTTTGGTTGCAGTGTTATTATTATATTTGTAGATTCTTTGAAAAATGGATGGTTAGGCCAGTTCTATGGTTTATATTTAGGGCTGGGGGAAATCCAAAAGATTCTTGGAAGATTTTCTTAGCCAAAACAGGTTTGCGTATTGCCGGAGCAATAGGAGCTTATAATTTGGTGATGAAAGCAGCTAAGAAAGCTTTGGAATTAATTTTTGTTGCCACTGGTGTGATTAAAGACGAAGGTGGTATGGGGTATGATAGTTCTGTAAAGGCAGCTAAAGTACGTCGTCGTGTTACAAAGGGTAAACACGTGCGGGAATTTGTTGTGCCTCAAGCATTATCAGCCAATCAAGCTTTTATTGATACATCAAAGAAGGTTGTAAATGGCAATTTGTTTCAATTTTTAATTCCATTTAATGAATTTGCAGAAATTGATAATAAATATTATAATAGTGGCTTTATGTTGGGTCTTAGAAACAGGTATTTGTTAGCACCATATCACTTTGCCTCTTACTTGCAGAGCTGGCAAGAACAAGGGCACGGTGAGGCCACATGTTATGTAACTCGATGTGTTGAGAAACGTCGAGATTGTCCTATAACAGTTAATGAACTTTTAGCTTGTTTTATTTCTTCTGAAGAGTTAATGGGTCAAGATCTTTGTATTTTTAATATGCCACGGAAATTTCAACCAGTGGCTGATATAACCCATTTCTTTGCTACAGAGAAAGAAATTGTAAAGTTGAATAAAGTCAATGCTGCGTTAATCATTTTTGATGATGAGAAAGCTAATATTCATCATATGATTGCAGAGAATAAAACTGATGGATTGCGTATAACACCGCGTAGTGATATGGAAGGTTATCAAATTCACCATGTTTGGCAATATAGAGTTAACACAACCAAAGGCGATTGCGGTTCTCCACTTTTTGCTGATTTAAAGGGTAGACATAGATCTTTGATTGGTATACATGTTGCTGGAACAAATGTTGATACGAAGACCTTAGGTGGTATAGGTTTTTCAAGTGTAGTCTCTTATGAACTTATTAGTAGATATGTCAATGATAAAGAAGTTCTTTTTCCTGATGAAGCCATCACCAATGTTGTTGAGCAAGGTAATTTGGTGTCTTTAGGAAGAGTGAAACAGGCTCCTAGAGCCAATTATAATACTTCTTTGCGTAGGTCGCCACTGTATAATAAGGTATATAAGAGCAAAGTTGGTCCTGCCGTTTTAAGGCCAGTGCTTAGAATGGTAGGAGAAGAGGAAAAGCTCTTAGATCCAAGAGCTTTAGCCTTAGAAAAATATTGTGTTGCTGATGCAGGATATGATATAAAAACATTGAATGAAGCGGTACATGATATGTTTGATTTTTTAAAAAGAGAATCAAAAATTCAGGTTTGTATGAGAATACTAACCTATGAAGAAGCTATTTTGGGTATAGAGGATGAACCAGATTTCAAGTCTTTGCCCAGAGGAACTTCAGCAGGGTATCCATATAATACAATGCCTGGGAAATCTGATAAGAGTAGATTCTTTGGTGATGGCGATACCTATGACTTAGGAACCCCAGCTGCGCTGGAATTGAAAGAAAAGGTATTAAGAATTGAAGAAGATGCTAGAAAAGGAATTCGGAACTTGCATGTATTTACAGATTCCCTTAAGGATGAAAAGAGACCCTTAGAAAAAATAGAAGCTGTTAAAACACGTTTATTTAGTGGTGGACCTATTGAATATCTTATTTTGGTTAGAAGATATTTTGGTTCATTCTTCTTATTCTGTGTTAAAAACAGAATAGCCAATAATATGGCACTTGGCATAAATCCGTATAGTGGTGATTGGCACATTATGGCAAAAATGTTGCTTCATGGAGGCACTAAGGATGATAATGTTATTGGTGCTGGTGATTATTCAGCTTTTGACTCCCGTCATTTAGCTTCAATACAAACGCATCTATTGGATCTTATACAGAAGTTTTATAGAGATGGGCCTGAAAATTATAGAATTAGGAAAATATTATTTCTCGAAATAACTAATTCTATTCATGTTTCTAATGGCGAGTTATATGCCTGGCGTGGCGCAATGGCGTCAGGTAATCCATTAACATCATTATTAAATTGTATGTATAATATGGTGTGTTTTCGATATTGTTGGATAAGATTGATGGAGAGTGAAGGTTATTATGCACATGAATTTGACAAGTATGTAAAATTGTTTGTGCTTGGTGATGATAATGTTTTTGGAGTGCACAAAGATGTTGCCAACACCTTTAATGAATATAACCTTCAGTTACCTATGGCTGAGCTTGGAATGATTTATACACCAGAAGATAAAACATTAAAAGAGTTTAGCACAAGTTTGAGAAAGATTTCTGAAGTGTCTTTCTTGAAAAGAGGATTTAGGATTCATGAACTTAATGGACAATGGGTTGGACCGTTAGATTTAGACACTATTATGGAAACAATAAATTGGTGTCATAAAGGTCATGGTACACCAGGAGAAATAGAAGATATCATTAGTGGTGTTGTTGCTGAGTTAAGTTTGCACCCTAGAGCTGTCTTTGACCATTTTGTTCAAGAGATTAGGGATTGTTTGGAGGATTTGGGGGATCTCCACTTTCCTGGGAGTAGTAGATACGAGACTGTGTTCGCTATAACTAGCGATCGCGGTTAAGTATCTTGAAACAAAGTCTTTTCTATTTTAGACATTAAATAAAAATAGCTACACAAGAGTGATTAACTTGTGTAGTATGAATATTGGTGACAATATTCAACACTCATAACTTGTTGGGTGAATCATCGAACCGGGAGAGAGAATGATACGGCTTGATTGGAGGTCAAAAGGTCGCTAATAATCCATTCGAGTAACGCTTCTCTTTCTAGCAGGTTAGCTGTTTAGCTTTACGATCCAGGGTGCCTTGAGCGCTCCTCAAAAATCCAGGGTACCGACCTAGGAGAATAGAGATTGGGTTGTCCTATTCTCCGAAAGAACTAACCAGCTGAAAATAATAACGAAATCGCAACGGTGGATGGACGCCTTCAATCTGAAGGTCACCAAGGCGAAGAAATGTCCTCATTGAGTGCTGATATTACACACTCAAATGCTGAAGCTGCAGTAGTTGAAGCAAAAGAAGTAAATCCTTTTGCTTTATATAACGAGCTTAAAGCAAATGCTGATCTTGGGGAAGAACAGAGTATTAAGTCTTTTCTCTCAAGACCACAAATATTATCTTATGGTAATTTGGCAGCTACGGGTGCTTGGCCAACATTGGTTTATTCGGGCATGTTTCCTTATGCTTTTATAAATTCCTCGAACTTGATATCTAGAAAATTAGATGGTGTTTGGGCTACTAGAATGAAATTGATATTCACAGTCGCAGTGAATGCTCAAAGATTTCAGCAAGGTAGATATGTTTTGGCGTGGGTACCTAGTGGTGGTGGAAATGGTTTATCTATAAATATGGTATCCCATTATGCCTCAAGAACGCAATTGACACAATTGCCTCATGTTGAGTTGGATTTAGCATGTGACACAGAAGTGACATTGGAAGTTCCTTTTGTTTCTGCATTGTCATTTGCTCCTGTTTCACCAACTGTTAGTACATATTCTCAAGTTGGACAAATTATATTTGCTCCATATTCTGCTATCAAGGCTGGTCCTAGTAGTTATAACTGTGATTATGTACTATCAGTTAGAGCTGAAGATATAGAGTTGCATATTCCTGTTAGCCCTCAGAATAAGGGTAGGGCTAAAGGTTTTGTTAAGCGTAGAGTTGAAGATGCTGAAAAAGATAGTGCTGGCATTGGACCAATCAGCAGTAAATTTAAAATGGCAACTAGTGTTTTGGACAAATTATCAAAGGTTCCAGTTCTATCGTCGGTTGCAGGACCTGCAAGTTGGGCTACAGAGATTGCTGGAAATGTTGCTACAGCCTTTGGTTGGTCAAAACCACATAATTCTGAACCAAATAGAATTATGCTTAAAAATAATTTTGGAGCTATGACAAATACTGATACTGCTGATAATTCAGAAGTTATGGGTTATAGTGACAAGAACGCCATTGAAGTTTTACCTGGCTTTGCTGGTACAAATATAGATGAAATGTCTATACCATATATTATTGGAATTAGTAGTTTTTATCAGTCTGTGACTTGGAATGCTACTGATCCAGAGAATACGGTCTTACATCAAAGAGATCTTCACCCAAAGAATTTCTTTTCTCAATCGTCATATGGTGCGAACACTTTGTTCAATTTGACGCCAATGGCTTTTGTTGCCAGTATGTTTGGCCTTTATAGAGGGTCTATAAAGATTTCTATGAAAGTAGTCAAAACTGAATTTCATTCAGGAAGATTGCTTTTAACTTATTCACCTGCTGACTCTTTGTCATCAGGTTCCGCTGTTCCATCTGATTTTTTGGCTTCTGGTTATAATTTCAGAGAAATAGTGGATATTAGAGAGGGTAGCGTTTTTCATTTCGTTATCCCATACACTTCCTTTGCTCAATATAAGCAAACTACAGGAAGTAATATAAAATATGGTACTTTTACTGTTAAAGTACTAAATGAGTTGCGAGCACCTGACACAGTAGCATCTAGTGTAGATATATTGTTTGAAGCTAGCGCTCATTCTGACATGGAATTTGCCATGCCAGCAACTATTAGAGGATCACCTTGTTTTGTTGCAACTGCTCAAATGGGTGCTAAACCTGTGCAGTTTGCAGATGATTTATGTGAGAGTGAAGCTGTTGTAATGGGCAATGCTCGCATAATGGAAAGTGATCTACCTAGTAGAGTGTGTATTGGAGAGAAGATAGTTAGTCTTAGACAAGTTTTGAAAAAGTTTAGTTTACTTGACAAGAGGACGGCTGGAACTCCAAACACATATTACCAAATTGTTCCCTTTGCTTTTCCTATATCGCGAATTGGTGCAGCCAATGCTTTAGTGAATAGCACAGTTAGAGCTGACAACTTGACGTTTATCGCTTGTTGTTATGCTTTGTTTAGGGGAGGTGTTAGATATAAGATAATGAATAGTGCTCCTATTACTGATGGTCGATTCTTTATGGCCAATTCTTATCTTTATTCACCTGACGCTGGCAGTTTGGATACAACGCTTAATTTTGTAGCAACTCCTACAGGCATTAACGCTATTGGAGAAACTTCAAATAATAGTGTTGTTATAGAGAGACAAGAGAGTAGAGGAGGTTTAGAGTTACAATTTCCTTTTTATTCTCGAACTCATGCTTGTGCTGTTTCTGATGCTATCATTAATGAAACATCTGCCGTGCAAGTTTATAATCCTTCAGGGATTGTGCCGCCAACTTTGGCTTATATAGCTAACTTTGGTGCTGCCTTGACTGCTGATTATAGAACATATCGAGCTGTTGCCGATGACTTTGATCTTGGTATGTTCATTTCAGTTCCGCCTATTGTTGGGTGGGGCTTTACTGGAGGGGTTTAGGCCCCCATTTTAGTTGGTTTTGTTTAGACCCTTACTTCCAACTAACATATTAACTGGGGACTTTTAAAAGGTTAATATGGCTGTGACGATGCAGTTAAAATAAATAGCAATGATTGGTATGCTCATCATTGGACTAGTTTTTGTGGAAAGAAATTAGTTGTATACCAATTTCCCGTCTGTGATACGTACCTCGCTCGATTAAAATGCGATAGTGGGATGGAGTATTTATATTTCATTCAACATTTTTCTTCACAAAAAAAAAAAAAAAATTGCA